CCGGTGTCTTTCGCCAGAGTACCGGTGCTGGCCAACGTCACAACGTCACCATAAAAGATGGCTGTCGCGGAACTGGCGGCAATCGGTATCTGCCGGGTAGCACCAGCAAAAACCTGCCCACCGATCAGATTGATCGGGATAAGGCCGTAAGGGCCATCAACAGTGGGATAAGTCATGTCTATAAGCTCCTAGCTTATTTACCTCTACCAAATGATGTCGTAGACCGTTTCTCACGAAATAGCGGCATACGAGCATCGCTCTCGCGCATGAAGTTGTTATCCACCGACTCCATCTGGGACTGATTTTTCTGCGCGAAATATGCTTTCCGCTGTTCCATCAATTCCATAGGTGCCTTGCACAGCAACAGTCCTGCGACTTCGATGTTGTCTTTGAAGCGGCTATCCGGGTCGACCATCATCTGGAACTTAGGCTGTTCTTCGATGCGAACGGGTTCCCAACCTTCTCTCAGCTTAGCCGAGATATTGCGAGGATCGCTCTGCCCCAGAGTAGATACACGTACCCAACGATATGCGTATCCGGGCTGTTTATCCGGTTCTGGCAGGGTTGATGCCGGTTGCCAGACCTTAGGGCGTTCTGCTTCCGCACGAGATTGACGAGGTGCGCGGGTCGGCTTGTTTTCGCCGTCGAGCATTTTCTCGATATTATCCAAAATATTCTCCGACATATTAGTTCTCCATCTTCATGAGTTCACGAGCATATTGCTCGGGGGTCAGACCCAGTTTTTTGGCTATCACCAGCTGGGACTGCTTGAGCACGATCTTTTTGGGGGATCGGGTTCGGGAAGCGGGAGCAACTACCGGAGCTGCTTTTGGTTCACGTACGGAGGGCTTGGCCTCACCAGTGTCCACTTCATCCCCGAAATAATCGGGGAAACGACGGCGCATCGTTTTGTCGACTGCGCTCCAATATTCGTCGGTGCCCGCATATTGCGGACCTCGTTCGGTTACGAGCTTCTGGTGAAGCCCGAGAGCAGCTGCAGTCATTTCCGGGTCGGTACCGTACCATGTGTTGCGCTCTTGCCACGCAACGGTTTTAGTATCGAGCCGGGGCTGTTGCACCTGCTGTTGTGGTATTTCTACCTCAGTTTCAGCCTGCTGTAAAGTAGGACGATAATTCTTGATCTGCTGCAGCTTATAATTGGCCGTAGCGAGCTTCTCCTGCGCGTCCGTGAGCTTGTCAGCGTCACCCGACTCATAGGCTTCCTTGAACTCACGCTTGGCAGCGGAGACCTCAAATTCAGCATTCTGCAGGTAGCTGCCGATGAGCGACTGCTCGCCTTCCGACATAGTAGCCTTGAGCTTGCGGTTCTCTTCGAGCAGGCGTTGAGCAGCGGTTAGGGCTTCTGCTTTCTCCCGCGCCTCGCGCTCTTTCTCCCGGCGCTCGTCGTGCCAGACCTTCTTCATCTGCTTAAGGCGAGTCTTGACCTTCTCGGAATACTCCTCAAGCTCATCAGCTTCAAGTTCCTCGACCAACTCCTTGGGCATGGGCGTACGGCCCCTGTCTTCCTCAGGAGTGTCATCCTCTACCATTATCTCGGGTTTTTCGACGGTTTCTTCTTCGATCTCGAACGAAAAGTCGTCGTTATCGTCGCTTTGCATGTTCATTTTCGTCTCCTTTGTACGGCAAACTGCCGTTTTTACGCTCGGGTAATCCCGCGCGGGTCCTCAACCACAGCTTCGACAGAGTCATCATTGATGATCCTGAACTCGCGGCCATGGATTTTTACGCGACTACCTGCGTGCGGACGCGTCAGGATAAAGTCGCCTTCTTTGCACCACGGCCCTGAGGGGAAGCGTGACGCATCTTTGAACGCATCGGGGCCAACCTTGAGTACGAACAGCACCGGAGTGGTAAGCTCCTCGAACTGCAGGGTAGCGTCGGACTTATAGATACCGCCTGCGGTTTTCTCTTCTGCATCGGGGATGGCGCACAGGATGCGATATCCGGAAGGCTCAGGTAGCTGCTTAGCCTTACGGTCGTCTGTATCCGGCAGTACGGTAACCGCATCCGGGTTGTTAGGGTCAGACCCGAGAAAAAGCTCAGGGGTCTGCGGCAGAGTTTCGTCCTCTGTATTAGTCATCGTCATGTTCCAGTCTGGTTGCTGTTTCCATAAGGATATTCTTGGCATTCAGCAGCCCACGGTATCTGCCGCAGGCAAACTTATAGTCGCCAAAATCCTTAATGCTGCCGAGCGCGAGGTCTTCCTCGATGATCCGGCATTCCTTGTCGATCTGCTCTGCAAGGTACTTTAGTATGTCATTCATCATTCCTCCTTAGGCGTAGGTTTTTTGGAAACGGGTTGCGGTTGTGCCCTCTGCGCGGTTTCGCGGGCGATCTCGACACCCAAACGAAGCCCGGCTTCCTGCTGTTTTGCCGACAAGTTGGCCTTGTCTGTGGCAACTTTTGCGCCGACCTGTAGGCCAGCAATTTCCTTCTGAGCGGCGATGCGCTCTTTCTCGATCTCGGACTTGTCGGCCATGTTGGCCGCGTCGATCTGGAGCTTCTTCTCCTTGAGCTCGACTTCCTTCGCCTTGATCTGCAGTTCTGCCTGCTGCATCTGGACCAGCGGGTCTTGAGCCACCTGCTGCGCCTGCTGCTGAGCAGCTTCGGCTTGGTTCTTCTGGAACAGCTGAGCTGCCGCCTGCGCGGCGAGCCGCGACACGGCAACCTCGGTCTGCTCGTCCATCTCTGCATTTGGCGGAGGCAGGGGTACACCGGCCTGCTGCTCGATCTGTTTGCGGTACTCGAACGCAAGGTGTTCTTGGATGTGCGCTGCTGCTGCGGCCATAATAGCCTGCGCGTTCGGGCTCTGGCCGACAAGCTGCGCCATCTTCGGGTCTTGCATAGCCGACATATGGACGGCGATATGCGCCTCGTGGTCTTGGTAGATAAACGCCTTCACGGGCTTGCCGTTCAGCAGGTCCATATTCTCGGACACGGGGTCACGCGGCTTCATGTCGTCACCATCCTTGAGCGGCACGAGCTTCTCGGCATTCTTAATCCCCAACACCTCTAGCATCTGACGGTGAAGGTAAGGCAGGTCATAAATCTGCGGCGCGCCCTGCGCCAACTGGATAACAGCCTGATACTGGACGATTTTCTGCGCCATTGTGGCGGCGTTGGGGTCCGATACCGGGATGACCTCGACCATGTCATAGTCGGATTTCTTAGCCTTGCGGCCACCTTCTTCCGGCTCGTAGCTATACTCGTCAGGGGTATAGTCGCGGATGATGGCCTTGAGGAGCCGATACTCCTGCTTCATCGCATAGTGCACGCGAGCCTGCACAGCCGACATCATCTTCAGGGTACGCTCTAGGATTGCCAGCGTAGTTCCGACTGGCGCGTTGGCGGACATGTCGCTGATCTGGAGGTCAGCAGCCCCTGCGAAACGACGGCCTTCTTCTACGATGGTGCCTAGGAGGCTATAGAGTACTTGGCTCGGCTCCTTGTACGGCAGCGGCATGATATTGTCGCGCATCGTACCCGACGCTACGTCGACATCTCGCCACTCAGCCGGGCTTATCGGTGTGTCATCACCCTTGACGCGAAGGCCCTTAGTTTTGAAGCCACCGGGTAGGTTAGACAGAGTGCCAGCATCAACAAGCTGACGGATAAGGCTGGTACCAGACTTAGCAAAAGCGCCAATGAGGTGAATGAGGCCAAAAGCGTAGAACCCAAAACCCGGCACATATGAGTAATGCACGAAGTGGTTACGCTTGGCCTTTTTCTTGTCATCTGGGTTCCAGTTGCGACGGATGGACAGGACCGTCTCGGTAGCCTTGTCGATGGTAACGACGTAGGGCAGCGCGACACTGTCGTCGTCCTCGTCCCTATACTTGTCGTCCTCGATGATGAGGTCGACGTGCATCTCCAACAGCTTGTAGCGGTCGTCAGTCTCGGCCCGGAAGCCCAGCTGCTCGGCTATCTTCTTCTCTACCTCGTCAAGTGTATTAGTCGGCTCAGGCAGCTCCACATCACGGTAGAACCCTGCGGACTGCAGGCGCGCAAGCTCGTTCACCGTTTTACGGAGGATATGGGTGACGCGTTCAGCGACTTCCAAACTGGACGCGCCATAAGGGACGACCACATCCTCTGCGGCCACATACATAGACACCTGACGCCCCAGCGCCGGGTCGAAATACACCTTCTTGAACGCATTGCCTGCTAGGCCCAGACCCCACAGCATGCGCTCATGCTCAGGCCGATACTCCTGCATCACATCGGTCAGCTGGTAATTCATATCCTCCTGCACGCGCGCCGCAGCATCGCGCTTCTCAGGGGTCTCCTTACCTATCAACTGGGTCCGAACCGGACCTTGTGCCGGGAACGTCTCCATCATGGTCTCGGCTTGGAACTTAACCACAGCTTCCGACAGGATGGGGTGGAACACACCACATGCACCGGGCCATGGCTCCGTGCGATCCTCGATCTTAAGTCCCAGTAGCTCAAGCCCGTCCACGTAAGTCTGTATCCAGTCCTTGCGGCTGTTTACATCCTCTTCGAACTCACCGGTCAGGTCACCAGCCAGCTGCACCAGCACGCTCTCGTCGAGCGTCTCGGCCAAGTTCTCGTTGAAGTCGCCTTCACCGTCGTCCTCATCACCGGGTTCGAGGATTATCTCCATGTCGCCGTTCTCGAGTGTAACCCGTTCAGGGTTCTCAATCTCGATCTCAAGCGCGGGCTCAGCACTCATCATAGCAGCGGAGAGGCCCATGGGGGCTTGGCTTAGCGACTTGTCGATGGCCATTACTTTGCTTTCTTACCTCGAACAGCGCGCTTCACGACCTTGACGGTCCCTTCGGCTGCTCCAACCACGCTACTGACCGCCACTGCGGTCTCGACGACATCCCCAAGGATATCGAGTACATTCTTCTTCGGCTTGCCATGCTGCGTCTGGTTTGCACCTGCTACAGCGTCACCGAACGGGACGCCTTCAGCCATAGCTTCGTTAAATGCCGTGCGCTGGTCATCATTCCACTTGCGCCACTGGGTCTTCCCTATGCGGAAGAGAGCCTTCACCTCTGACATTAATAATACCCCCTATTGCGGTTTGACCTGAAATACTGGATTTCGTCCGGCTCGTCTAGCGTAGTAGTCACATAGCCCCCACGCCTGAACCTGTGCATCGCCATAGATACCGTATCGACATAGTCGTCGTTCGCACCGGCAGGAAACTCAGCAACCTCGTCGATGACTTCCTCGGCCCAGCGGGTAGCTGGTGCCCACACCCGACCAGAGGCAAATATATCCGCAACGGCGTTCAGACGGCTGATCTTGTCATTCCCGCGCGTAGGCGTGAACTCTTGCACCGGTATGCCCATAGACCGCATCTCATATATAAGAGGTGCACCTGATGCCTTTTTCTCGATGATGACACTATCCGGGTCCCAGTCGCGGTACTCCTCGATGGCCACCCGCTTCAGCTCTGGAAACTCCATGCGATCACGGAACGCATTTAACAGGATGATGTTGGCCTGATCGGTGCCGTTATTGTCCGGGTGGTAGAACACACCCCATGTAGTGCATGCACTAAAGTCGGCACGGCTCGTCTTCTCGAAGGCCGTATCCCAGCATTGTAGGAGGAAGTCGCAGTGAGGCGGGTCGTCATGGGACCACTCCTGCCACCACTCCCTTTTAACAATAGCAGCCGACTCGGATACAGGGTTCTGCTGGTACTGCGCCATCCACTTGCTGTTAGGGACGTCGCGCTTGACCTTGAGCAGCTCCTCCAGCTCCCAGAACTCGGGCCATAGGGGCTTATCTGATGGCAAGATTGCAGGAAACTCGATCACTTCCCACTCACCTAGGCTGTCATTAGCAGCTGCATCTTTGAGTATCTGACCGGTCAAATCCCTCTTGGACCAGCGCGTCATCACTATGACGATAGCCCCGCCCGGCTGCAGACGCTGACGAGGCCCTGATGTGTACCACTCGTAGGTCTTATCGTAGATATCTGGGTTAATTTCTGCCAGCGCAGCTTCCTGCTCCGAGTGCGGATCGTCAATGATAAGCACGTCAGCGCCCTTACCGGTCACCGCACCGCCTATACCAATAGCAAAATAGTCCCCACCTTTGGACGTGTTCCACCGACCGGCAGCTTTTGAGTCCGATGACAGGGTTAGG